TTAATATATTTTTGACTGCGGCAGTATACGGTTTTCCTGGCACGACGGTCAAATCAGGAGCCCCCCAAGTGCTTGTATCAACTTTGCTATAGTCACCTAAAGTATACTGTGCGGAGTTGCCGCCATTCGTACTCGCCCCGCTAAAGCCTTCTTTTTTGTTGGCACCGAGGTTAGTAAATTTTTCAAGTAACAATGGCATATTAGCACAACCGCATAAGGTGTGTCCCACCAAAATCAGATAGATAACTCCGATTAATATTAATATTTCCAGGTTAAATTTAATTTCCATAGTTTATACATAATTAATATATAATATTTTTTATATATATTAAATAAAGTTTCGCATATTTTTAATTTACAATACTATAGTGTCAACCGCCGAGTTGTAATCTAAGAATAAGACATCGTTTACATAAAACGTCCCTATATCCGTTAGTAAATGATATAATTTACGCAATGGAATTATCTGCGTCTTGTTGAGATCTTCCACGCACATAGTGGAAACTATTTTATCGTCTAAATAAAAATTCAAATTGACTCCGCCTTGAATCGTTTTATTTTTTCCTAAATTATACACGTGTTGATTTATTAAACTAGACCCATTTATTACTACAAATCCATATACTTTGACCCCTCCTTTTAAAATATCATCCACTTTAATATCAGAAATTTTTCTTGTTTTTCCGTCATTTAATTCAATGTTTGTCTCTTCCGCAAACCCCCCATCAAAAAACTCGTGAATATGTTTACTCTGAAATGGGCTTGTTTGTTTTTTGCTTAAAGCCTTTTCAAATTTGTGAATATTCAAATCGGTGATTTCATCCCAATCACTAAAAATGTGGTCCCCGATTCGGATACATTTGGAAGCCGTATTCAAACAATACAAATGCGGATAATCATAGTCCTCGACACGAATCGCATCAGGATGGTCTTCAGTTTTTATCCATTTACCTTGAAACAAAACAAGATGAGAATCTGAGACAATAATGTCACCCAAGCGATACATTTGGGAACCGGCGGCAGTTACCTTGATGATTGCGGTAACAATATCGTCCCCCCAGAGTACAACTCCGGTATTCAAATCACTAATTGCGATGTATTGACCATTTTGTAAACGAATTGGTGTGAGTTTATCAAAGCATTTTAAATGTGGTATTTTCATGCCAGTTTTAACTCCTAATTTCTTGGAGAGAAAGGACAATATTAGAGCCATCGGTATGGATATGGCCAGAAAAACCGCAGTATTGGCCGCCGCAGCACCCCAGAAAAACGGTACCGCCCACAAACTAGCTATTAACACTGCCATACCAATTAATATTTTTACAATCAACGCCGCGATGGTACCGATAAGAGAACTTAAAGTATAATAAGATCCTAGTAAAGTATACAGTCCACTGGTTAAAATTCCTTGCATTTTAGCCAATATATCTCGTACACCGATTATCATTTGCTGTAAAGGAATCATAATACTCATTATGCGGCCCATGATCTCCTCTCCAATAGCACGAATTTGTAATCGTATTTTGTTAAACATTGCACGTGCAGTATTTATTGCGTTTTGAATGGCATTAAATAAGTCGGTTATCATACTTGTCACAAAAGTGAGTGGTTGTAAAGCATTTCCAGTAATTCCCCTTACTATATTTTGAGTACAATAATTAAAATTTTCTTTAGTGAATTCCGTCGCACTTTTTCCGTCGGGAGCATTAATCATTCCGGCGAAAGGAATCACGTAAGGGTTACACCGTTGTCTTACCCAGTCATCTCTTATAGGTTGAGCATAAATTAAAACATAACAATAAGAAACTAGTAGAAATAAAACAATGGTAACAAAAATAAATAATAAGAGAGAAGAACCGTATTGATCAAAATAACTTAACCCGTCGTACATTTTTTTTAACATTTTCGTATTATTAACTGGTTCGTCCATGTTCTGTTATGTATATCTTATATGTATAATTATATAAATTTCAAAAATAAAATACTAGTTTTTTATAAAATGATCTTCCCAGTCCCAAAACACTTCGGATCCAATTTGTATTCGATGGTCGCTGGTTATTATGCAACTAAACCAATCGCTTGACAATTTCGTTTTTTCTGCCTTGTGATAATCTTGAACCTTGACAAATTTGCGTTTACTGGGATCCAATACAAGATGGGAACCGGTTACGAGAATATCCGAGTTATTCACACCAAGCCCTTTGATTTTATAAAACGTCTCGGCGTGACCAATTCCAGGTCTCTCTTTATTGTCTATTTTCATTGTACTACAAACAACACTTCCATTTTCTAATATATCGCCTAAATTCAAGTCTTTCATTAATACGATCTCGCCACTTTGTAATTGAACTTTAGTTGTTGGACTAAAACATTTTCCAAGTGCTCTCACTAATTGACCTGATGGACCGCTCCAAGCACTTTTCATGGTTTTTATGCTCCCATCCAAAACATAAAGCAGCGTGACGACAATGCCAATTGTTTTTCCTACCATGTCTTTTAACCCGATGATTATTTTTTGAAATTCAATGACCAAGTTTAAAAGCACTCCCATGATTGACTCTACAATATTAGTAAAAAAAGTCCGTACCTTGTTAAACATGCTTCGGATTCCATTTATTTCGGTCGTAAAATTATTTCCCATTTCTGATAAACCACTCGTTATAAACGTCAGTGGCTGCAGTAAATGTCCCATCAATGAAGTTGTTACGTTTTGAACACAATAGGTGAAATCAGATCCAATATCATCTGACAACGGCATGTACATCGGATTACACCTATAAATTGGCCAATTGTCTTTTATATCTTTTATTGAAGTCAAATAATACACACATATTGTGTACACCGCAAATCCTAAAGTAACCCATATAAAATGTAACCAATTTTTTCCTGTTGGCATAATATGATTGATTTATACTACAAACAGATATTTATTACTAGTTAAAACGATAAATAAAAAACAATTTGTTGTATTTATTTTTTCGGCATTCGTCGTGTTTTTCTTCTACAAGAAGAACACGAGCACCTCTTGCCATGATTGGAGTGGCGGTGTCGTAAACAGCTTTTCGTATGATGATGACGCCTTGATTGGCTTTGTCGACAAGGACGACGACGATGACGTGTCCCGCCTAGTTTATTATCATATACAGCATTCGCTCCCCCTTGATTTTGAGCAATAGCTAGTGCTTTCTGATTGGCACCAACGGTTTGACCTGTCCCTCCTGTCTCTTTGTAAGCCGTTGGCATTATCGTAATCGGTGTTGCTCCACCTTTATAGCATCGTTTTTTCCCTCCGACCGCTTTTAATAAATTGGCTTGCGACCTTTCTCCCGAAGCTTGATCTGCTAACGCAGAAGTTGCCGGGGATCCAGACGACATGGGCCGTACAGTTGGTTGAAGAGGACTCATTTTTGTTTTATATATTACATAAATAAAAAAATATTTCTTAAAAAAAGCACTTTAGGTCAACCTTTTTTCACGTATATATTTAAATAACTTATAAGCGTGTAAAAAATTTAAAGAGTGTAGTGGTTAATATAACATTCTAAATATAAACATGAACGATTCTCAACGGCTTCAATTACAAGACATGATTAAAACAAACAATGTGGAGGACCAAACTAATTTCATAAGAGAATTAAAACATAGTAGTTTATTGGCAAAGGATATTAATCGCATGATTATGATTAAGGCGACGTATCGCAATCAACCGCAAAAGATTGATGAAGAATGTGTCAAACAATGCGAATTTCTTTACCGTGGTTATACTGACATTTTTAATAAAGTTAAAAAAGATGAAATTGATTTGGGTACTCTGAACAAATTTTTAAATGTACTGGAGAGAATTGAAGAAGGCGAGATTGACCAACACACTGGTTCTTTCTTAATCGGAACTCTTCTGAAAGAACTTTATATTGATAGTGCACTTAAAAAGGCGGATAAATTAAACGAGAAAAATGGAAACACGGTTACAAAGACTTTAAAGGAACCGAAACCAATTTCTTGGACGCAATACAAAAATAAAATTTAAAAAACTTGTGTAATAATATAAATTTGCTTAAAATGAGAAATACTTTGTCCAATACTGATTCTATCGTCTTTTACGACGACGATGTGCAATCCAATATCGAACCGTTTCGCGAATCGTATCCTAACATAAAATCTATTATTGTACCCAGTGACAAACCATATAACCAAATCTTGAAAGGACAGTCGAACTTTTATTATCCATTCATGTATCTTAAAAAATACAAAAACAACCGTTACGCCCAGGAACTTGTAAAAAAAATGAAAATAAACGACAAACAAACAGCTGATAACTTGTGTGACCAGTGCGAAAATACAACTAATCAGGGGATTACAGAACAAGAAATGAGAAAAATTGTCAAATGGTCCAACAACAAAAGGGTAATGGATAAAACGGTGCTATTTGATTGGGACAACACCATCTCGGTTTGTAATGGAATTTTTATGCCATTGGAAAGTCACAAAGAGTGGTCAAAAAACACGGAAGAGTTGTTGAAACAAAACTTATTTAACGAAGAAGAAGTCGCCCAATATTGTGCTGGCACTTTAGAACGTTTCCGTGCTTTAAAAAAAATGTTTCGAATTTTGCGTCAAAATGAGGTTCACTGTCACATCTTAACAAATAATGGGTGGGGAAAACTCAGTAAAACAAATTATCCATTGGTGGACGTATTTTTCCTAAAGGTTGTTCAAGTTTTAGACCCATGGATGAGAGCAACAGATATCATTTGCGGAAGAGATGTCGGAAAGGTTCAAAAATTTAAAGAGACCGACTTTTTAATAAAAAGATACAATTCGTTAAGAAGACGACCAAACAAGAAAAACAAAACGAAGAAGAAGAAGAACCTTATTTGGTTTTAAATTAGAATGATAGAGAGAATCAAAACAGTCGAGGCCTGTATACGTTTACGGTATAATTGAATGACGATTCTCTCTCATTTAGTTTTAAAGAGTACAAAACCAACTACTAACTCAAGAATCTTAACAAAAATCACATAAATATTATTATCGTATAATATTTATCAACAATGAAAAAGGCTTATTCTCTCTCTTCCACCCAAAAAAACACATTGGTCATTGTGGAATCTCCTTCAAAGTGTAAAAAAATAGAGCAATACTTGGGTTCTGGTTTCAAATGTGTGGCTAGCTTTGGACACTTGAGAGAATTAGGTTCTTTAACAAATATCAATATTGAAAATAATTTTGAACCCACCTATACTGTTATTAACAAAAAACGCGAACAGATAGCACTCTTACAAAAGGAAATTAGTTTGGCCAAAGAAGTCATCCTTTTTACAGACGCAGACAGAGAAGGAGAAGCCATTGCTTGGCATTTGTGCGATTTATTTAAGTTAGATGTCCATACAACTAAACGAATAACTTGTAACGAAATTACCGAAACTGCTGTACAATCTGCGATAAGAAATCCGAGATTAATTAATATGAGACTAGTGGATGCCCAAAAAGCAAGACAAGTGCTTGATTTGTTGGTTGGATTTCAAGTAACTCCTACTCTATGGAAACATTTTACTAGGTCTCATGACAATAGCCTGTCTGCTGGAAGATGTCAAACTCCAGCGTTAAGAATCATCTACGAAAATCAAAAAGATTTAGAAGCTACAGAGAGAAAACAAGTTTACAACACAGTGGGGTATTTTTCCAACTTGAATCTTCCGTTTAAATTAAACAAACAATTCGACAAAGAAGAAGAAATGAGCGAGTTTCTTTGGCAAACTTCCGAATTCAGTCATCTTTATTCTTTCGCGGAACCGAAGAAGGTGACAAAATCCGCCCCTATTCCGTTTAGCACCTCCAAATTACAACAAGCTGCTAGCAATGATTTACATATTTCTCCCAAGGAAACGATGCGTATTTGTCAAAAACTATACGAAGGAGGTTTTATTACTTATATGAGAACAGACAGTCACAAATATAGCCATGAATTTGTCATATCAGCGAGAGAACACATAATAAAAGAATACGATTTAAGATATTTACATGACTCAATAGACTCGCTTGTTAGCGACTCGAACGGAGACGACGCACACGAAGCAATCAGACCTACTTCTATTTCTCTCTTACAATTACCAGATAATATGGAAAGTAAAGAAAAAAGAATGTATAAACTTATATGGGAAAACACCTTGGAAAGTTGTATGGCTGCGGCAACTTTTCATTCCATTACGGCCACTATTACGGCTGCCCAAAGACTCGAGTTTACGTATACCAGCTTGCTAGTTGATTTTTGTGGTTGGAAAATTGTATCAAAGAAAAATGAAAAGGAAATAAGTCCTGTAAACAAAGAATACCAATACCTACAAAGTTTACAACAAAATCATATTATTTTGTGTAAAAAAGCAGTATCTACGGTTACGTTAACCAACACCAAGTCGCATTACAGTGAGGCGATGCTTGTGAATCTTTTAGAAACCAAGGGGATAGGTAGACCTTCTACTTTTGCTAGCTTAGTAGACAAACTATTAGAACGTGAATACGTGAAGAAAGAGGATATACAAGGGTCCGAAATTATTTGTAAAGACTTGGAATTACAAGATAATGAGGTTTATGAAATAGAAACAAAGAGAGAATTCGGAAACGAGAAAAACAAATTAATAATACAACCACTAGGAATGCTTGTCATGGAATTCTTGATACAACATTTTAATGATATTTTTGAATACGATTTCACTCAAAAAATGGAAAATTCCTTGGACGACTTGTTGATTCAGGAGGATACAAAATGGTATGAAATTTGTAGAGACTGTCACTACATACTTACTACTTTAATCTCGAAGGTGTCTCTGGATAAGATGAACATAAAAATCGACGAGAACAACTCCTATATAGTTGGTAAATACGGTCCCGTTATTAAATGTGTAGAGAGACAAGATAATGGGAGTGAGAAGGTTTCATTCAAATCGATTCATAAAGAAAC